ACGATGTTACCAACGCTCTTCTTTTGATCTACGTTGCTGGTGAGTGTTCCGTTAAGAATGCGATCAGGACTCGGATCTGTGTTAAACGTTACACGAAATCTTAACACATTAAGGTTTGAATTTGTGGCCTTTACATCGATGGAAACTGATTCTGTTGCATAATAATAGCCAGCACCAGTACCTATCGATTTTAATAATATTTGTTGATATGTGGTTGTCAAATCAAAGTATCCTAATGTTGCCGCTGCACCTGATCCTGATGTTGTTGTGCTGTGATTAAAAGAGACAGTGGCTATATCGTTAAATACTGTCTGCCATTGTGTTTCTTCCGAAGATTCATCTGGCGTACCTGGTACGTATGATCCGGACCAATGTATCTCCCCACCACTATTGAAAAAGTGTCTTGCTGCATCGCCATCTGCAAATGTTACATCAAATTCGTGTACTACAGCGGTTGTCCAAGGTGTGGCATTCACCTGCTGTTGCTGTGTTCCGTTTAATGTAATTGCTGATTCGCCTGGATCTATATTTAATTTATTTGCTCTTACGTTAGTAATTAAATCTGTTAACAAATCCGGAGAATCAAATGCATCGATTAAATCTCCAATTGATACACTGCTTACTAAGCCTCCGATAGTTGTTCCTTGATGGTTTGCACATTTATGTAATATACCGAACAATGATGTCCACTGTGCTGCTGTAATTATATCACCGATTGCAACATTTGAAATTTCAGGTGATTGTCCATAACCAAATGATCCTGTCGCAAAGGCGTGATCACCGGAATGTGTGTCCCCGTATATTTCGTTTATTAAAGCTGCAAGTTCGTTATAATCGTCTAGTAACGTTCCGTTAGCCTCTATTATCTGATCTGACTGATAGGCCATTGTTACTTCGCTCCTATTGTTACCTCAACTAATCCACATCCATCATCGTCTTTATCTGCTAATGCTCTGCCAATGATTGCTTTATAATCTGCATCATCTGCTGCTACCTCAGCTTCGCCTGCATGGCTACTAGCCATTAAGCGATCGCCTTTTTTACATGATCCGTGTACCTTACAAGGAACACGACCTGCTAGTGCTATGTACGGATGGGTTGCGTCTTCACCTGCCTCGCTGTTTAACATCACACCAGGTGCTGTAGATACTACACCAAAAACATCTAAACAACATAGGTCAGTGGTTTTAGTGACTTCTTTTTTGCCACCTATCTTAACTACTGTACCTGCTTCTAGTGCTTCGTCTGCTTCGTATCGTTCCGCCAAATCCGCATATTGTGCCGATGTTGCTGTACCATTAAACGTGGTTGCGTAAACAGTATCGAATTTACAAGCTGCCGAGCCAATGTTTATTGTGCCGCATGTGCCAGGTAGTATGTCGCTTTGAATACCACCACTGACTAATAATTCCACAAATGCTGTGCCGTCATATACGCTCAGTGATCCGCTGCCTGTTGTGTTATACCATAACTGACCTTTTGTTGGATTTGCTGGGGATGTGTTATTTGCAAAATGTTCTACCATGTGTACAAAGTTTTCTGCAATTTCATCACCGTAACCCTGGTGGTTTTTACCGACTAAATTAATTGATGCAAAACTAGTATCGACTCCGTTGTCGGCAACTACGATCGAAGTAACTCCGTCTGATTTTATTATATTATATGCCATGTTTTTTTCCTTTTAAAATTTTAATTATGGATGAAACGCTTCTAACGCTGCTACCCTTGCTTCCAGAGCTGTTATTAAATCTAATGCCTCTTGATTGATATTATCAAATGCTGCGCCATTGTATACCTTTAATGTGTCTGTGCTGGTGTCGTACCACAGTTGACCTGTTGTATTTGTTCCTGCCCCACCGGGTGCTGTACTATTGGCGAAATTTTCGAGGATGCTTACAAAATTCTTAGCTATATCATCGCCGTATCCTACATAGTTTTTACCTACTAAACCGATATCTAATTGCTGATTGTCTACTCCGTTATCTGCAATAAATATTGGATCACCGTTTGCTTTTGTTATATTGTATGGCATCTTATTTCCTTTAACTTACTTTACTATTTATGTTTATTTTTTCCGAGTTCCATCCTTTAAAACCCCGATATACAGATTGGAATGGAAGATTGTTATCTCTGCAAAATTTTCTTAGATTTTTTACTTCATGTACCGTGCCTTCCGGATCTGTTACAATCCATTCACTTGACCGTGTATTAGCTGCTTTTAATCTTGCGGCTTTATTATTTCCTAAATTTTTACCGTTTTGTTTCCATATAGCTTTATGCTCGTTAGATATTTGTCTTTCCGTCCATGCTTTCACTAATGATTCTTTATGTGAGTCACTTTTCTTAACACCCTTCATCGAATTAGAAGTTTTTAATTTCTTCGAAGTTGCAGTTTCTTTACCGTAACGATCATCATACGAAACACCTTTTGTTACGGAAGAACATTTTTCTTTAAGCCATTTATAAACTTTGTTATTTGCCCTGTTGCCGTTTGTATTTCCTGTCATCATCATTGCTGCAAATATCAGACTTGTGTTTTCTGGATATATCTTAACTAATAACTGGTGTGCTATATAGTGCTCTGCAGCGGTAAGTTTGACAATATTCTCACTAATGTTCTCTCCGCCCATACATTTAGGAACTATGTGATGATTCTCAAAATACCCAATTGTATTTAATCGATTTTGGGCTTTTTTAATTAATAAGTTATAATGTTTTAAATAATTCATATTTTACCTACGACACTTGAATTCTCAAAGTGTATTCGATTTCGATTTCTCTATTCGCAGATTTTTTAACTGGGTGGAACATTACGTGAGTTAACATTAACCCGTAAGCATCACCAACATCGCCTGCTTCGTATAAACTAATTTCATCAAATACATAATCACTATCGAAACTTGCAGGAGATGTATCTGACCCGTCGCTAGTGTCTTGATCTGCTGGCTCACCGAATGTTAAAGTTGCAGTGACCACAACGTCTGTGTAATTATTTACACCGTCTACTGTTGCGATAAAGTTTTGCTCATCGCCTGTACCAGTGACGTCTTTCTTATATGTTTCGTTATATTGCCCAGCAGTGATATCTTTAATATCACTTACATTAGGTGGCTTATACGCAATTGAGCCAGTGGCATCAATTTGTGTTCCACCGTTGCCGAAAACTATATATTTTAAATGTGCTGTGGAATCACCCGCAAAAGCTCTTGCTAGTGAGTTTGCCATGTTTCCATTATGTACCGCATTATCTTTGTCAACAAGAATCTCACCGGTCGATTTATCTTTAATAATAATGTGACCACTTACTTTATTTTTTGTAATATCTATCATTTTAGCCTCTTTTCTCTAAAATAGTCTTTTTCGTAGCCTTGTCCCTAATGACAATCTTGTCAACTAGTTGACTTTTGACTAGTATTATGTTTTCTTTGTTGTTGTTCTTGTTATTTATATTCATACAGTTATTTATCACTCTTTTCTAATCTATGGGCAATCTCTTAAAAATACTGCTAACGGAGTCCCACTTAACACTATCGTATCGTCTACGCTATAAATTGTAGAGCCTGTATCGTCGGTCCATGTATTATTTGTGATAATCTCTCCCCATTTCATAGGTGAAAAACCTATAAACGAAATAGCGGTTGAATTAATAACCCAGTTCGAACCATTCCATATATACAATATATTATCGTATGTGTTGAACCATAAATCATTATTTGCAGGGGATACTGGTGCTAGGTTGGAAACAGTACCATCTATAATTTCCCAATCGGGCTGTACTAGAGTTGTATTATATTCTTTTAATACAACCTCTTTGGTATCTGCCCAGATATCTCCGTGTGCTGGTGGTGTTTCTTTATGGTATATGATTAATTCTGAATTATGCCCATCGTGTATTGTCTCGGAATCACCACCGACCCAAATTGCAGTGCCGTTCTTGCGTAGTGGTGCTGGAGGATTTGTTGTTCCGGTAGGATCAAAGGAGTTATAATTAACTGCTCCTAATCCTGCTGTGTTTCGCTCGCCTCGCTGTATGCCAGTCAATAAATTATTGGCTGCGTCTTTACCCGAGTAAGATATTTTCTCAGGGCCGATCCACGCCACCGACGGATTTGCTACGGTAGCGTCTGGCAGCATACTCACGTCGTTCACCTCAATGGTCGTTGCATCTCCTGAGTGATCGCCTACTAGCGTTATGTTTTGATTACACATTCTCTCATAGGTTATACGTCCTGTCATATTAACATGCGTTCTGTAATTAATCTCAGGGTAATCAATTTCAACTGTTAGCCCTGTATGATCATCTGTGAACTCGATTTGTGTCGAATTTGTATACGAATAATCTGTTCTTGGTGTGTTGTCTACTCTAACTTCTGTGAAGCCTGGGACAACAGGATATTCTGCTAGTGCTGTGCCTGCCAGTGGAATTGTTACGCCGCTTGTTTTAACTTGCATAACTATGCCTTCGTGCATTATCAGTGGAACTAATTCTTGTGGATTGCCGCTTCTAGTTTGTGGTTCTAAGAAGTAGCCACCGTCTGGAAGAGCAACTTCATATAAATCTATGTTGTCGTCATCTGCTAATTGTTGCATAATGTACAGTGAATCATTATAAATATAATAATTAAATAATTGTGATCCATTTAAGTACACACCCATTAAGCTATAATCAATGCCTGGCACAACTGCTAAATCTAATATTTTAGTAACAAAGCCACCTGCATCGGTTGATTCTGTAAGTGCAACACCTGTTGTCGAATACAGTGGAGTTCCTGGCAAGAATGAATTAGGTATTGCATTTGCTGCTTCGTAATATTGCACAGGTGCATCACCGTCCCATTCTTCTTCATCAAAATATAATATGTCCCACGGTACCGTCGGTGTAATAAATCCATCTGCATTTACAAAAATTTCATGACCTGCACATTCTGTTTCGTTTGCATTTGCTAATAATGTATTATCAAAAAATCCTTCCCATGTTCTTGTATCCCAGCCGACGATAAAATCCTCGCACTGTGTTCTGTTAAATACAATCTTCATATTTTTTGTATCCCATTCGTCTACTGTTACGTTTACTTGATCGGATGTTTTAAATGCATTTTTGTAATCACGTATTTTTGTGCTATAAGGTTTTACTTCATTAATATAATCTAATAAACTTTCAAACGGATCATTTGTTAATGTTGATTTTTGTTCCAGTGGAATTGCCTCTTGATTCAAAGTAATGTATGTTGTTTTAAATACCCAATCAACATCCTTCTGTTCTGATAACACATAATTAATCATTGCAAAGAATAGTGTATTCAATTTAACAAAATCATCTCCAGTGAATATCTGATCTTTAACTGCGTTTAATATTTGTCTTAGTTCACCACGCAATTCGTCTAAACGATAATCTGTGTACACTGCTTCGCTTAGTTCTATATTACCACTTTCGTTAATTGTCCAATAGTTGTTAGTCGTTACGTATGTTGAGAAGTCTGCTGGATCAAATACTGTAATATTTTCAAACAATGTGTTCACGCTCTGAACAAACACTTTACGAGCTGCCTGTATATCAACAAACCAGCTTTGGCGTGGTCTGTTTTCTGTACCGTATTTTTCTGCAATACTTAGTGTTGGATTAGGAACTGCTAATTGATATAATCTTTCACTGCTGTCTGTTGACGTATCGGTTCCAATTAAATCACTACCTGGTAAATTATCAATGTAAGGCATATCTGCTGTGGATATGCTGTCTGTGTAACCTACAAGGGAATCTACCATCTTGTTCCAGTGTATATCTTTAACTGTCGAGTTTCTGTTACCCTCGCCCATCAAGTACCATTCTGTATGCAAGTTTGTATCTTTCTCTGTTGTCTTATAATTGATTTGGAAAGATGCATCATTGTTTTCTAATAAGTGTTCTGCGTTTGCAACAATAAACGAATCTTCGTCGACGGGGCTAAACCATATGTATCCTTGTGCTTTTGGATTCTTTAATAATTGTTCTATCGACGCAATACTTACATTTCTGTTATTGCGAAATGTTGGCGTAGTGGTTTTGTTACGTACCCAAAAGTAATACACATCAATATAATAATCTGCGCTTGGGCTGTATTCTTGTTCAATTGTGTAATCAGTTAAAGACATAGGTGTGCCGCTATCAGTATAAGACGATGGTGGGTTAATGCTTTCTACCCATTCGTAAACAGCAAGGTCCGAACCGCTAACCATCTCACCCCATGTATCTCTGCGATATCTTGTGTCACCTTGTTCGTAATCGATATATCTAAACGAACTTAAATCTAACCATGTTCGTCCAACATCTTTCTTACCAAATCTAAGTGATTCGTTTATCTTGTAAGCATCATCTGAATTTGTATATTTTGCAGGATCTGTATGCGATTTAATATCAATGTTGCGCTCTGCGACGCCTGGAATAAATCCTTTAACTGGGTCGTATATATTAACAATATCTAATGTATCTTTAGTGTCGTTATCGTATATAAACGCATTTTTAATTAGTTTTGTTTTAACACGTTGTTCCTCAGTTCTAACATTGCTGCCGACAAACGAACCGATGCTAGTTGTTTCTAATACTTCCCATAGTCCTGTTCCGTCGTCGTCTATCCAAACATAATCACCTACAACAATTGTGCTGTCGGCGTCTGCCAATGTCTCCGTGGCGTATCGTCTGTTCGCAAATACTTTTACTGTATCGCCAGCATCACCTAAATCAGTGGATAGCAATGTGCCGTCTGCATCTTTAATTATGTAAGGACCTGTTCCTTCGAATGTGTATAATGTATCTTTAATAATAATATATCCTGCATCCTCCGTTTCTTCAACAGCGCCGTTCGATGCAGCAAGGTGGATCGGTGATGACGTGGTCACTGTCGCACCGTCATTAGTGAGTATTGTACCGTTTGCTAATATCTTATATACGCCCCATGTTTCGTTAATACTCTTTGCTACTCCGACTACATTAATTGTCGAAAAGTCAACACCGAACAGGTTATCAAGTTCAAATACTAATGTATCTAAATCTTTTGTATTTAAATATCCTGCTGTTGGGAAAACAGGTGTGCTGTATTCCATATTCCATAACATTTTTGCATCACAGCCTCTGGTTGGTTTTGTCAACCATTTACTTGTATCGTCTTTGTCGATTGTAATAATATCATCATACGGACTGTCTTCTGTGATTTCAAATTGTAAAATTGCTATGCCTCGATCTACTCCGCCGTCCCATGGTAATGTGTCCCATGCCTCGGGATTGGCTTCCGGATCCCATTGCACTAGCGGAATGTAAACATCTGGCTCCTGTGTATAACCACTGCCACCGTATGTTACTTCGAAACCATCAACACGGCCATCGTCACCTAAAATCACTGTGGCTGTTGCATGGTCGAAAAATTCCTGTCCAATTAAAGCATAATTACCGTTGTGTTGTGCAGGGAATTGATTTTGTGTTGTTGGTGTTGCTGGCGATACATCTATTTGTATTTCTCCAGTCCATTCTAAATTATTCAACCAAGCAGCTTCTCCCACCGGAATTAAATCAATTTGTTTCGGTTGTATATCTACACCAGGTACTTCTGTATATACTGTCGGTGAGTTAACTGAAATTATTTCTTTTACTACACCGGTGGTCGTTGCATTAATTAAATGTAAATCTATTAACTGTGGATTAGTTTTAATCTGTGTTGGATCAATAACTAAATCTAATTGTTGTGTTGTGCAATCAGCGCCTGCTTTACCTAAACGTAACGCAAATTCTTCAAATACTTCTATACTTTGGCCTGTGTCACCTACAATATTTGTTGATCGTAATATTTTACTAACACTATCGGGTGATCCTTTTTGACGTATCATCCCTTGATAGAATTGGTATTGCGTATCCTGTCTAATATCTAAATCGACTAAGTATGGTTTACTTTCGAATCCAATTAAATGTCTTGCTGTATCTTCTACATCTTGTCTATCTAATCTCGATTCTGTATCGTGGAAGCGTCTAATAGATTCTACTAATGTATCAAAGTTCGGCAGTAGTTTATCATCATCTGTAATTACGTATCCCGGTGCTTCTCGTTTACCTGTCCATCCTAATGTTCGGATACCAATAAATCTTAATCTATTTTGTCTTACTCCTAACAGTGGATCGAATATAACATCTGCAAAAGATGTTTTGTTATCGAATGTAACTCTATGCTCTGTTTCTGTTGCATATACTCGCATCAAATAAACACCGGTAGTGTCTTGGTTGGTTCCTCTTGCTGTAATAAGATTGTCGTCGCGATCGATAATAATATTTTTTGATTCTATTGCGGCGCCATCTTCGTCTAGCAAGCTATAAACACCATTATATTTAACTTTTAAATCACCTGCGTAACCACGTGCAAGATTTAACTTTGGTTTTCTGCTTGCTGGTGATAGACGTATTATGTTACCTGGTGCCCAATTGTTTGTTACCCAGAACAAATAATCTTTGGCGGATTTTAGCCAATTTAGTAAGGTGTAATTCGTTGGATCTGATTCTTCAAACTCCCAACCTTGTGATTCTAAGTAGTCACCGTAGCCAATTAAAAAGTCAAACACTTCTTGTTCTGTTTGGAATACTGTTCCGTAAGGTACCGTGTCTACAGTGCCGGCCTGCCCTTGCTTAATGTACGAAACAGATACGCCACCGTTGGCTGGTAGTTTTGACAATTTAAGCCATGCTTCGTCACTAAACGTACTTGGCGTTTGTTCTACTTTAGAGCTATAAAACACACCGTTGTATTTTACAATGTCACCGACCTGGTACAGTGTACCTACTGAAAATAATCTAAACGGTTCGTTGTCTTGTCCTATCGTAACATCAACTGCCCTTCCGGTAGGATTACGTGGTATAACTTTAAATTCTAAATCTAGTATGTCGTATCCAAACACACGATACGAGCCATCTTCCTGAGCCATTACAACAACACCCGAATATGTATAATCATCTATCGATGGTGATGTGTGTATTGCAGTATAAACATTTTCTTTCGGAATTAATAATCCGTTTGTTGTGGATTCTGCTGCTGTTCCTTCCAAGAACGTTTCTATAGTCGATGGGTTAGTAAATCCTCCCATCTTGTGGCCTAGCTTCGAATCAAGTCTTCGTACTTTGTCGCCAAAATCTAATTTTATATCTAAGTTGTGGAACGCCATGTAGTCACTGATAAATTGTTGGTAGCCGTGTCTATACACAATGTTGTTGCTGATTGTTTCGCCATGCACACTCATCCCCGAGTATGGACGGCGGTTGTCTGTCGCTGCGCTAATGTGCTGCTTGGGGGCGATGGTCGACCGGGCGTTGTCAGTGGTGTCCCACATTCTTGCGCCAAATTGCGCTGGTCGTGTTAAAAATAATAATTCTGCCATTGCGAACGGATAGAGCTCGGTGGTCTTCCAGGCTGCCTCGACAGGACCTGTGTCACCTATCTCCCAAACTTCATCACCTGCCGCGCCAGGATCTGCCGCCAGGTTCAATTCATCGATCGTGTACAGATCACCGGTACCATTTGTCGGTGGCACCATGCCGTCACGTGCGTAACGGATATCAACGCCTTGTCTGTTGCCTTGTCTGATGATGCCCAGTGCTAAATCATCCCACATAGGATCTACGTCGATCCACGGACCTGTGCCGTATTCTCCTTCCCACCATGTTGGCTGTTGGGTAAACCCAAGCATCTCCCACGGATGGGTATGTGGACGGTGGGTGTCGTATGTATATTCGTATATACCTTTCCAGCCTCCTGGTAATCCGTCTTCGTTGTAATTCCAAGTCTTCCAATTTAAGCTATCGTATGTTTCGTTTTCCTGCCACGATGCATTTATATCATTTGACCATTTCGAAAACGATTGTCGATATACACTTACATATTCTTCACGTGAATATTGTGTATTACGGAACTCACCTTCTCTAACATCTATCGGTGATAGTGGTGGGTGATATTCACCTCTAAATTCTGCATCAATGCCATTGTATATTCTCTTCTCAAATTCTAATAGTAAATCATTTACTACAGAAGATGCATACACAGGAGTGCGTGATCCATCGTGTCCAACTATTACTTGAATAGGATCGTCAAACGAATCGTCTGTTATTATCTCAGGCTTATAAACTCCGTACATACCTAACTTACTTGGTGTGGCAGGAATAAAGGCAGGTTCAACATTACTATATAATTGTGTTGTCACGTCTGTTGCCGGCGCTGCAGGGAATGTAATCTCTATTGGATTTGTTCCTGTGATTTCGTAATCTATGTCAACTAATTGCAATTCTCCGTTTACATAAACGTATAATGCATTGCCATCTGTTAAGTCTATCTGATCCGCAAGCGTATACACTGTTCCTGAAACAGGGTGAATTTCTTCAGTCATTGTGCCGTGGGCAAACATATAAGAATATGCAAACGATTTGTCGAATTCTGTCGCATTAATTAAACGTTCTATGATATCGTCGAACGTTGGTGTTCCTATTTGTGATAATTCTGTTGCCGTTTTAATAAATTTATTTTTATATCTTGTGTATTCCTGTGCTGAAAATCTCATTGCTGGCACGATGTCTAGTTTCGTGGTGGATGACGATAGCATCGCTAGAAGCAGTGGGTCACGTGTCTGTAGCATGTAGGTGCCTTTGCTCATATCTTGACAGGTGTCTCGATAATTATTATCCAGTCCTAACGCATTTCCAGTGAACCCATCTTGGTTCTCTATAATGCTTACGAAATGTTTGTACATATCATTCAGTGAATATTCTATTATTTTTTGATTGGTTGGATTGTTTTCCAGCGCATCGGGTATTTCATAATATCCTCTACTACCTGCTATTTTATTTTCATCGCTATAAGAATAAAATTCAATTACATCATCTTTACTTGTTGTTGGAACAATCGTTACATCGCTTCCAGATATACTATATTCGTCAGTTAATAAACGTGTTCCGTTTAATTTAACTACAACATCATCTGTGATATGACTAATACTAAATAAATTATTTCCGTCTGCATTTATAACATATCTATCAATTACTTTTTGTTTATTTTCGTCAATTACTATTGTTGATTCGCCGTCTGCTTCGTTTGTTGTGCTATCGATTTCCCAAGTTGTTTTGTATTCTCCTGTTCTACTATTTTTGTAATAGTAATATCCGGCAATTTCTATTGGATCTTCGTCTAATGTTTCGGACCAATATGCACGATTACTTTCTAAGTCGTGTTCAAACACAATGTCGCCCACTTGCCCTAGGCCGGTGTATTCTAGTGGAAATTGTAATTCTGTATCCGGCGTATCGCTAAATTCGTTTACTTNGTATGAAAATATTTCATTGCCTGTATAAGTCGGGAAGGTGTATTTTGTCTCGTCATCTAGTGATGTGCCTTCTGTGTCAAATATGTCAAACAGTGGCGGTTGATTAATTCCTTCTTTTTGAACGGCTGCTGCTGTCCATGTTCCTGCGTTATCGTAATATGTGTAGCCATTATAAATGTCACCGGACAGTGCAATAATGATGTCACCGTCGTTGGATGTAATTGGAGATAATGTAACAGAAGGTACTAGCTGTGTCACTTCGTACAATCCTGCATCATCGCCCGTAGTGATAAGGACAGTATCGTTTTGTTGTAAAATATTGCCTCCGTCGTATGTGTTTACGTTAGCAATCCCATTGATTTCTGCAAAAGTGTAATCGCTTATAACATATGTTATATATTGTTTAAATTGTACACCAGAGTCATAAAATAAAATGTCTCTTTTAAATTCGATGATTGGTCTAGATGCTACAACATATTTACTTACGGCTTCTTCTAAAAATTCTAATACATCAAATACTACAGTTTTATGATACCAGCTATTTGTTCGTGACCAGGCGTTGTTATCGATTGCACCTCGTTCCATTGTAATATAATCGTATGGTAGGCCGACGTTAATTGCGTCCCACTGTAGTTCGTCCCATGTTTCGGAGTCGTTGTCCCATTGTAAAAACTCAAATTGATCGAACGGTAATATTTGGTTTGGCTTTTCAACCAAATAGATCCCGCAACCTACGCCTTCGACAGTATATTCGTTGCCATCATTTAGTAACAGGTGCATCCCCGATGATAAATTAATTATCTGTGGTTCAACAACTCTAAATTCCACCGACACTGTAGGTACAAATGGATTGGCTGAAGTGTCAACTAGTAGTTGTGTTTCACTAACTACGTTAATAATGACGTATGTTGTTTGATCAATGATAACAAGGTCGTCGGCTTCGACGCCGTCTGTTATAAATGTGCTGGTGCCCGAATCAATGGTTCCTGTTGATGTGTTTACGTTCGATAGTGACCCATCGTTGACCGGCTGTATTAATATTCCTGTCGAAGCAATATATTGTAATTCTCCGATCAGGTCCGACGGATCAATGTCTAATGTCATTAGTGGTAATCCGTTTGGTAGCCACAGGTAATTGTGATAGTTAATAAATTTATCTGCGTTAATCGGTGGAGCAAACGAATAGCTATTTGTTTTAAATAATCTGTCGTGGTTGTTAACTAGACCATTGTGCTGTTTAATGTAATTTAAAAAATCATCATAAAACATTACATTAGTATCATCTAATGTATCTGGGTCTTTAGAATATGCGATTGGCTCAACTTGATAATTATTTCTATCTGCTGTTTCTTCTGATAGGAAATAATCATTCTGCGAATCATATCGGCCGCCTTCTTTTCGGCCAATCCAACCAATTTCTTCATCTGCAGATTTCTTTTGGAACAATTGTTCAAATGTTGCATCGAAGAATTTCTTCTGTGTATCTGTTTGTATTATTACAGGTAATTGACTAATTACTTTATTATTCATTATTTAATTCTCAAATTAGTTTCTGTTAAACTCTTAACTATGTCTATGTGATTAACTGTTGCTGTCGATATAAATAGTTCGTTGACTTCTGCACGTATCTGAAATAAGTTTCCAAATTCTGAAGTGCTATTAGTCGGAACAATAACAACCGACGCAATACTTTTTTGTAATTGCTGGTGTATATATGCTGCTAATTCTGTGTAATAAAATGCTTCGCCGAAATCCCAATTCGAAATTGCAAAGAACTCATCGATTGCATCTACTACTTGTGATTTAATTTCGTTATCGCTTAGTGTTGCATTTGATAACTTAACTATTTTAAATCTTGCTTGTAATTCATCTGCTGCTTGATCACCGAACAATACTCTAAAACGCCCTGCTTCGAATACTATTTGATCTGATAACATTTTAAATTCGTTTAATTCAGCAAATTGTATTCTTAATTCTTCTGTTGTTAACGGAGCAGGGAAATCAATAAAGTCTCCTTGTTCTTTCTTCCATACTATAACATCGTTATAATATGTTTGTGTCATTATTAACATGTCTTGTATATTAGAAATACTTGGATCAATTCTGTGTTCGCTCGGAGCAATATGTCTCCATTTGTAAGACAGTGGATCTAATTCGCCTGCTCTACTTACAAACGAACGACCAATTCTAACCTGATAGTCTAGTAAATTTTCAGGATATGCAAATGGTATTGTGCTATTTCCGATTACATAAAACATGCCTGTTGTCGATTCGTATAGTGCTGTACCTGCAACATCTGTTGTGTCAGCTAAAACAAACAATTCTAAATCTGCTATAAATGCATCTGCGTCCGGTACTGTAATTAAATCGACATTACTAAATAATTCGCCGTCTATTTCAACTATGGTTGATAGCGATTTATCTACGTTATCACCTGTTAGATTTGCGCCATCGTATGTTACGAAAGAACCATTCCACACTCTGTAATATTCGTATTCGTCGAAATCTGTAAATCTTTCAAAGAACACTCTGTCTACTGACTGATTTACCACTGTATCGAATGCCATTGGGTTATCAGGCACGTTGTCCTCGTCTTCGTCTGCGGGGATAATTTCTACCTTGCGCTGATCTACGTAGCCATCCGCCATAATAAACGAATCGCTAATATTCCATATCACATCTTCTTCTAACTTCTCAGGTGTCTCGTAAATTATGTCAATTGTATCGCCGTCTACTGCCCCTGTTATATTTAATATGCCCGGAACAGATGCGTCTATTGTTATGGACACCGGTGCCGTTGTTTGTACCACCGAATCTCTTTCTTTAAGGATTATATAGGTAGCTGGGTAAGTATCGCCCGAACCAGGTGTTGACCACGATATACTGTCATATGTCCAACGTTCTGTCCGGCTAAATGATGGTCCGTGATTAATGTCCATTATTACAATTTCATCTTGCAATGATTTGCCTGTTTCGATGTCGTATACTGTTTGCTCAGTGTCGTAAAAAAATCTAATCTCTTCGGCTGACTCAAACACAAAATGTAAACCACGTGTAGTAAGATTATACTGGGGGAATACAATTCCTGTATTAATTGTGTAAATTGATTTTAATAACCAACTTGTATCTAGTGCAGGTGGTCCTGACAGATTGCCCTGATTAGACAAGCTAAACCCATCTGTTTCGTTTAGGTTATTTGGCAGAATTGTAAACCATTCATTCAAATATAAATCATAGCGTAAACCAAATGTTACTTCTAATTCTATTAGTGTTTTGATCGAGTCTTTTTCGCTTGTAGTTAATTGTGTTCTAAGTACAGGAATAACTTCTACTATATCCCACTGATCGTTAATTTCGGAAGATAATGTAAATGTTCCTGTGCCTTGCGATGCTATTACACCTGAGTTTACAATTGATGTGACAGTTACCCATTTATAATTCGCTGGATTTAGTGGATCTACAAATTTTAATTTACAACCTTCTTTAATAAATCTGTAATACGTTAAATCAGATACGTTAATATCGTTATATGTATTTGACGACGCAGGGCTATAAATATAACCTGTATCGTTTTTAGAAGTTGTCGGCGCTGTTCTCCAGCTTATTGCGTATTCGTCTCCGCTGCCGGGAGTATACATAAATTGATCCAGCGTTGGATTTATATTTAATTTATAATCTGCCAAGTAAGCATCGTAAAAGAAATTTCTAAGTTTAACATTTTCTAGTTGTGCTTGTATTGTCGATACTATCTCGTCTGTTGTAACAGTATCTGTAATTTCTTCGCTTGCAGTAAAATCATCTGGCTCTTTATAAATGGCGCCATCTTCCGCAAATAATATAATATCCGAATGTTGTCCTGTTGGATCATTAATATCAATGTAGCGACTGTGGCCGCTATGTGTTCTGTTTACTGCTCTTAATTTTGCTATCTCGTTACCACGTGTTAACGGGAATACATTGTAGTCTTCGTTGTTGACCATTCTGTCTTGGGTATAAAAAACCTGTGGAGCATTTTCTTTAATCTCATCATTCGTCTCCGATAATGCTCTGTTGGCCACTGTGGTTTCTAAACTAAATAATAATGTCAACGTATATTCTCGATCATCGTTACCTGTGTAAGGAATAGAAATGGATCTGTTCACTACATCATCGGGGCGGAATACTATATTTTTATTTGCGGATGTTCTTGTCCATACTCTCATCGAATCTTTCGGAACATCACCGAAATTTCCATCGCTGTATTTAATAGAAACCGTATCATCAAAGCCCGATATAACAGAAAATACTGTTTTCGTATCTAGTGCAATACTATTATATGCAATGTTGTTGCCTGCTATGCTCGGTACCTGTGTCCATTCTTCTAACACTGCGCCGGTATCTTGTACCTTCTGCACGTACACATCGCTGTTATTTACGTTTGACGCATCAATTTCTTCTACTCTGTTCTCGAGTGGGAAATCATATACATAATCGTGGTTGCTTAATGTACCTTGTTTAAAGTGTAAAAAGAATCCTGTATCGGCGCTATCTAGTCCGTTGGTATCATTTCTATATACTAGGTGCATTGCATTCTCTGGATTTGGATGTCTTTCAAAAAATGATTCACCATCGTTGAAATCTGTGTTTACAATATCGACCGGATAAGACACACCTTCTGCGTCAACGCTAGTCGGATATGTGATATTAGTGAACGGAACAGAATTAAGTCTATATAAATGTGTTTTTATGCCGCCTATTGTTCCTTTCTTAAATGGTTTACCAAATGTGTTACTTGACGAAAGTGCTTTATTTAGTATTGTAATAATTTGTTCGTATGATGATGAATTATTAACATCATTCCAATATATTGTTTGGCCTGTTAAGTCGACGCCCAAACTATCTGTTGTTTGCTCTGTTGTGCTGATGCCGGTGAGTTTAAATAATCCTTCTGCAGGAATATTTCTCTTTGGTTGATAGTTAACCATTCTTGCAAGACGTATAATACTTTCACGTCTTTCTGCCGTGTCCATAAAGTTTTCACGACTGTTAAGGTCCGTTCTGAATGCTAGTGACGTGCCTAGGTATGCAAGGAGCTCTACCACTGCTATAAATTCTGAACTCTCAATATAGTCATTGAAGTCCTCTGGGAACTGTTCCTTAATNTATGTAATTAATGCTGACTTAATTGTATCGAAGTCGTATGCTTGAAAATCTACATTCTTGAAACTCTGATATATTTTTGTAAAATCTTCGCTCGAAAATAAATTTGACTGTCTGATCGACTGTGACATTTTACACCACCTCCGGTTTAATCATATAATACGAGCCATCTTCTCTGTATACTCGTTTTCTGCCTTTTACTGCATTGCTCATTTTCATTTTAGTGTCCTCACTATGATTCTTTCCGAACATAGGATTATCTTCTCCTTGCATATGTTCTTTACCTTTGTTCCACGGAATGTTGCCTTTCTCAAATACCTTTCCAGGAGACCCGTGTGCGTGAACGTATGCTTTCATACGTTCTGATGCTTCCTTACGCCATTCGTCCGTGCATCTGTTTTTTGCCGAAATAGACATATTCTGTTTCGACTCTTCAGAAACTTCCCTTCCTGTTAATGCTTCGGATATTTTTAGTTTTGTTTCTTCGGAATGTTCCGTACCTGCATTTGCTTCTCGTATTTTTTGTTTTGTTTCTTCGGTATGCCTGAATTCACCACGACTAGCTTGGATTTTATCTTTAGTTTCTTGCGACATTGCCGATGAACCAGTTCCGCCATCGTTTAAGTTGGTTAAAGGACCTGTTCCTAAATCTCTGCGGCCGTATAATTTTACTCTTCTACCTTCTTCATCGTACGCATCTTGTTCATTTAATGTTTTATACACTATCGTCACTACAGGTTCTAATCCATGTTTTAGTATTTTTCGAATTTTACTTTTCTTTAACAAGTTACCTTTGTTGCCTTCTTTTTTTGCTTCAGCAATATGATCATAGCATCTATTCCCCTGGCCTTTGCCGACGTAAAATATTTCATTGGTAATAGGATCTGAATATTCGTATACATAATACTCTTTCATTTTAATATTCTCTTAATTGTGTTTTTAAATTCATTTAATTCTGCTTCGTATTCTTCGTTAGTTTCTTTAAAGCGATCTGCTAAGTATTGCGATGCATATTTTAATAATCTTTTTATTTGTGGCGTATCTTTATCAAATATCTTACGGAACTTCTCATACGTTGGTAATTGGCTCTTGTGTCCTTCTACGTTGCGTATTACTTCCTGTGGATTATCTAAGTCGGCTATCTCACGTGATAAATCATTACCATATGCCATTATTTCCTGTGGGTCACGTAAATACATTCTTTCCCAATCTCGTGTCTTACCTGTTTTTTCTTTCTTTTCTGTACCTTTTTGGTGTCCGCTTTTATAATTAGTTAATCCTTTTTCGCCCATTGTGTCATATTGCCCGAAGTGTATTGTTTCGTGGGCTGTAATATCTTGTATAATTTCTTTTAAGTCGTCTAGACCGTAGCCTTCTTTAAAGCCTTGTTCGATATAAACTGCATGTAAAATGTATGCTAATGTTTTTCCTTGTTCTTTGTTCCAGTCTGCAATGGCGCTCACCCAATCATTAAACCCGGGTGGATCATTAATTGGATCAGGATTATTAATAAATATAACCGGTAAATCGTATGCATGACTATTAAGTATATCTACAAGCTCGTCGATATCGTGTTCGCCTTCGTTGTCTACAACGTCCTGTGCATATTCTTCTTTACTATCGTCGACTATATTACCTAGTTCCTGAATAAATTCTTTATCAGGATTCAAACGTGCTTCTGCAATTCTTTTAAATTGTCCTTTCATTATGATTCACCTACAAAATCTAAATATAATGTGTCTGCTACATCACCCGGTTTAAATAATAATTCAACTGCAATTTTAATAAGATGCCCACTTTCTAACACATGCATATCGATAAATTCCACTCTTGGTTCTGCATCTATTATCGATCTTACATCTGCACGTAAATCTTCGAGGATATGATCTACTAGTGGTTCGAATATATAATCTTGTATATTAGAGCCGAAATTCGGTAGCATCACTCGTTCACCTTTGCGAGTATGAAAGTGGTTAAGTAGGTCTCGTTTTACCAATTCTATGTCTCGGAGATTATAGGATGGTTTTGCTTGATCCACTGTGCTAAATCCTCGGTATGTTGCTGCCATATTTACGTTTCCTTATTTTAACTTATTTATCTCACTATTTAACATATGTTTTAATTACTTGACATAACCACCTTTTTATAGTATAATATACATAACATTAATTAAAAAGGAAAGAAAATGGATGAAGTAACAGAAGTAGATTATACAGTTGAGTTTAATAGATCTGTAACATATGACTCATTTTTAGTAGCATTGGCAGGCTACGATGTATTAAATGATTTCGAGACACGATCGACTCCGGCACAGAATAAGGTGGAATTTACCTTACCACGTGAGATTATTCGGAAGTTTGAAAAGTTTCGTAAGCGTTTTTCAATTAAAAATTGCATATTTCATTTAGATACAATAACAACTACAACAATTTATAAATAGGTTGACATTGCCACTATGGTAGTGTTATAATGTTAATACGTTCACTAATAAGAGGAAACTTATGAAACGTAAAGATAACGAGAAGGAATTCCAAAAGCTGGTTCGTAAAGCTGAGGAACATAATGCCCGTCCTGGAAATGACAAACGCTTTTTTCCAATGACTGAGTACAGACGGGGTCGATTAACCACTGTAGGTATGTATGATTATAAGGCTAAGAAATTTGCCTTATGTGATTTACTTGCACACAACATCCAAGAAAACTTGGAACAGATGGACAGAATGATTACGAATCCTGGCGCTGCTAAAAAGCGTTAATTTGTAATTATTATTTTAAAGAGCTGGCTTAGGTCAGCTTTTTTTATGGCTTTTAATATTGTTAGCTTCCGGTTGTGGCTCTCTAGTTATCCAACGTTTTACTAGTGATTTAACATCTTGCTCTCTTACTTTGTTAAGTAATTTATCGATTGCTGCTTTTGGATTACCGCCACTCTCTAACAGTTTTTCAAAGATAACATTCTTCCAATCGCTTTTTTCTTCAGGTACAACCAGTGCTGCTTCAGATGCCGGTATTGCTCCCGGACCGGTCGCGGATGTTGGAGATCCTGCTAGACCAAACGGTGCTGTATCGCTAGGACCCGAAGATATTCCTCCGTGGGTGTGATTAAATAGTGCGTTGAGTGATTGCTGTGATGATGCTATGTCTGCTCCTGAACTAAGTGCGCCATCTGAACGAAATGTGCCAGATACTTTTGTGTTCCCGCCTGTTTCTAAATTGATATTCGAACTTTTTAATCCTATAGCAGATGCGTCTATTTTTGTTTCTGACGATGATTTTATATCAAGGGTCGAGCCTGTAGTAACTTTAATTGCATCACCTGTATCAACGTCCAACGATGTTCCTGTTTTAATCTGTGTCGCTGTGCCGATGTTAACGTCCAGTGTGGTGTCTTCTACAGTTAACTTTGCTGCATTTTTAGCAAAGACTAGCATATCGTTACGTGCTTCGAAATATATGTCGCCACCTTGTCCTGCGTCTTCTCCCACCGGATTCTCTCCTGCATTACCGTTGTGGTCTTTGGCAGCCTTCATGTAAATATTTTGTCCTGCTTCCATTGTGATGTTGCGATCTGCTCTTATGTTAAAATCTTCTTCAGCTCTCATTGTAATACTTTTTGCTGCAAACACATCGACATTTCCATCTGCATCCATTTCCATCCACGATGTGCCATCACGATTGATAAAATAGACGATGCCTTGCGTTTCATCCAATAGCATCTGTGCGCCACTACGTGTTCTTATTCTTATACTTTCACTGCCTTCTTCATCATCCATCACAAACGACGATCCACCCTTGCGTTTATTATTTTCTATCTTGGGACCGGGGGTATTAATCCCGTAACAGTTTGCAGGTGCATCACGTCTTGCAGATGCTAATGTTGTGCCTCGAATATCATCTTCGATTAATCCTTGGTTGATTAATCCTTCTGTGTGATATTTTGCGTATGGTCTTAAATATTCCTGATCGTTCTTATCAGTCACTGCTTTGGTTGCGTCATTTACTATTGCACGATTTGTTTCTGCTTGGGGCGTTGGTATTTGCAAGACGTCATTCTTGCCTACGTTACTGTGCGTTGCTCCTGCGGCAAAGGCTGGCACCATTCTGTCTGTATATGCCTGTGGGTATGATCCTAAATAAAATCCATTATTAATGTCGCCATTTGCGAATCCCACTAAAACCTTTGTGCCAATATCCGGCGGCAACATCCACATGCCGTACGATGTTTGTGTTGCCTCATATGTCTCGGCTGTTTTTAAATCTTCTAAATTTGTGCTGCCAAAGAATGGAGAGCTGTAAGATATAGTTAGCCAGTGATTCGGGTTATCTTCGGAGCCCAGTGGACCAGAACTAATGTCACTAACATACACTTGCAGTCTGCCAAAGCCCTGGCCATCGCCGACTGCTTTAATTTGGCCAATATATAAACCGTAATGTTTTTTTGTTGTGGCTTTTGTTCTATTCATTTATGTATTTCCTGTGTTGTTTGTGAGCGGCAGTGTTCTTGTATTTGTCGATGCAATGCTGTTACTGCTAAAATCTATAATAGGATCTGTAGTGAAGGGCTGCGATGAATTTAAGTAATTATTGACAAATTGTTCATTTGTTACACTACTTATTTCTCCGTTTAATTCTTTTTCAACATCTTGTCCATTCACTCTATTTTCTCTAAAGCATTGCAACGATTGTGTGAAATTCCCCATTTCGAACGAGTGGTTCACTTTAGTGACATAGTATAATCCGTTTATTAAACTTTGTGATCTTTCTTCGGATAAGGCAGATTTATATAGTCCTGTGTCATCATCAAACCTAGCCGGAGGAAGAGCCCTAAATATTATCATTGGTGCTTTTTCATAAAACGAAATCTGTTTCACGTCTCCTGCTATGACAGGTTTTGTTGTATCGCTGCTATTTAGTGCATTAAAAGCAAATGCTGATTCGTCTAAATTAACCTTGTCGGACGATTCCAATTTTAGTCTGTTAAGGTTAATTTGTGTCGAAACATATCCAACATTTAGCCAAGACGGATCACCTTTTATCGACAAATCAATATTCATCATATCACCGTTGTGCGAGCCTTGTTGCATTGATTGAGACATAATGGAATTAAAGAATGATCGCGAACCATCGGGTGTCGATTCTAAATTATTTTTATCATTGTTTGTTGATCTGCTTGCTGCTGTTAAATCTGCTTGGCTTTTTGCACACGGACTTTTATGTAACACTTTTTGTTTTTGTATTTCTTTTTGTTGCTCGGGTGGCAAATATTTTGCAGCATCTTTGGCTCTCTGGTCGTCGGATTTTCCATAGATTGGAAAACTTTGATAAAATGCTGTGTTGAATTCTAAGTCGAAATCGTGTACCTGTGTATTTAATCCTGTGAAAATATAATCGTAGCGTTTGCTAACAAGGTGTCTCACAGAATCTAATTTTTCTTTTGAGCTTTTACTTGTTGTCACTTCGGTGGTTGTGTGTATCTGTGGTGTCTCGAACGACGTGATATAATAAATTATGCATTTACTATAATCATCTGTTATCGGATTTAGCCCCACTACTTTTTTAAATTCGTCGCGGTTGACTAACTCGGACAGCGTACCGGAGATCGGCGGATCATCAAAAGACAGTGGTAGTGAACTATTAAAATCGATCGATGATGATTTTGTTTGTATTTTATACAACTTGTGAAATTTTACACCATCTTTACATATTTTTTCACCATCGTCGTTTACATCTTCCTTTTGTATTTTTTCTGGTTTGAATAATGTCGTAAGTGACATGATGCTATCCACAACATCTGTCAGTGATGTTTTCTCCGGAAATTTAAGCATTTTCTCGCCTTCCGAATCTCCAGCATAATATTTAGAATCTCTCAGTGCTGTGTATTTCAGGTCCTTATCAGCCGTTGCTAATTTTATGTCTTTTAAACTTTTGTCAAGTATAAAATAATATCTATTTTTTGTTCTTGCTTTGTTTGGGTGGCTTTTATAATCGTCTGTATTTAACCCTGGCAACGGGTTGATAAATTTTTCTAAATTTCGCAATGCATCGTATGCTGTTTTTGTCGAATTGTCAGAAGCCCACACTGCTGGTAGTGTGCCAAATGTATCTCCATAGCCGTGGTCCGGATATACAATCGCCGAACATTCGTAGTTAGCACCGGACGAATCTACGCCGATATTCATCTTTGCTATTGCTAGTGGATATATCCATCTCTTATTAAGTCTCGTCGGGACTGATGTTGGTTCGGTTCTTCCTAAGAATGTTAATTCTAAATAATATGTGCATTTCTGAAAATTATCAATACTTAATGACAGTGCTGCTAATTTCATATCATCTAAAAATGTAGCGGAATTAGGTTCTTTAATTGTAAACGACACCGATGTTGCTGTACCTGTTTTTGTCTGAGGCGACATCGATGGTATTGTTTCTATATCAACACTATCGAGCGAAATAGATGTACCACCGGTTTCTGCTAATAATACTAATTGTGTTCTTTTTAATGTTCCTTTTGCATCTACTTTGGTTTTTACTTCGTCGACATACACTATATTCTCGGAATCTCCGATAGCAGGAAAATCAACATGACCTCTCTCCTTTGCTAAAAATAACCTAAAGTGATAAGTTGGGTTGTCTATAAAATCTAATGCGTTTTCGGAGATGTTATCATAATACGACATTACATACCCTTAACATTTGTTGGTACCCAAATAACTAATCCGCTCGTAAAATCGTTAATTGGATCGATTAATAAATCTTTATTTCTCATTGGAAAGACCCACCATAGCTGTTGAGATCCGAACATATCGTATGCTAACAAATCTGGTCGGCGGTGGTACTTTGATTCGATTGTTATTTGTTTATCGTCAACACTAGACGGTATTTCGTAAGAATCTGCTTCCCACAAATCTAAGTAAAAATCTTTGATTGGTGTTTCTTTGTAATAGCTACTGTTACCGTGTATTTCTGCCATTATAAAAATCCTCCACCTGTTCCTGGTTTGTCTTCGCTGCCTGTTAAGAATGATCCGTCTCTAAACTTTTTCAATGAAAATTTATTTCTCAGTTTTTCGATATTGTACTGCGGTTTTAGCGTCACTGTAATCGATTGTTTAACAGGTACCCACGATGAGCCACCACCTCCACTAGCTAGTGCGACAGGAACATAATCTACGCCTGGTTCATAGTTAAATATTGCAGATGTTACTACAACTGGAATATTTTTAAATTGGTAATCGCCCAGGTAGTTAAAATTATACACACCCGGTGGTACTCCTTTTTCGGGATCGATGCGTCCGAAGCCGCCTTTAGTGGATCCTTTTAGGAAATGCGATACAGCAAGTACATATTTTGCTTCTTCTTCTGTTGTTGCAGTGAAATCTCCAATTACTGTTATTTCACTGATTTCACTATTTTCCCAACTATTAAATGTGTAATTGGAATGTGAGAAGCTTTGACCGGACCAGTTTGCAGTGGTCGAAAAAGACACCGTTGGGGTGTATGGAAAAATTACACCTCGCTTGTCTAGCCGCAGTGGGCCTAATATATGTGGTTTTTTTGGATCGGTAGCTTCTGCCACTGTGCAAAACAGATTATCCCAGCCACCTTCGTTGCCGCCACCTGCCTTGGCTCTTATGCTACATCGTCTGTCACCGTTTGGATTTGTTGTTCCCATAATTCTTTTTTTCCTTGTTATACGTATTTATATTTATCTCCACAATTAACTGGCGTTTTATTGGTTGACAAGATGTGAAAAAGAATGTATAATAGTAGGATAAATATAAGATAATTAAGGATGATTATAATGGCTAGACAGAAAAAGGTAAACTATCTTAATAACAAGGATATGTTAAAAGAGATACACGCAAGCAAAACATCATTTAGTGAATTCACGGATGATGCCTACGCCCAACCCGATTACATCATCGACAACCGAACCACTGTGGTGGAGGATGTTGTTGAAGGTAATTACGATATTAAGACGGATGTGGAATTATTAGAGCTATTTACGAGTGCCAGCGTCGTAGATGAGGCCAAGGCTGCACAGGCAAAAAGAATGCAGGTGGAGGCCCATACTGCGGCGCAATTAGCAGAACCTGATAAGAAATTTAAGGCTGCGGAATTTGCAGTGGATCCTATGAGCATCGCAGACGAAGATCTTGTATTCCGTGTGCTCACGTTCTCCCACATTCCCGAAATGTTGGAACGAAAAAAGACTCACAAGACTGTCGCTGACAGACACATCAAATTAAATTTTATTCCTTTTCGCCACTTCGTCATTCGGGAGGGTCGATTGGTGGAGGCTGGGAAATCTCACTGGAAGGACGGTGAATTTAGTTTAACAGGGGGACAGATTACTAATAAATTAGCCAAGATGTTCATGCTGTTAGTCAACAGATACTCAGAACGTTCCAACTGGAGGGGGTATACCTACATAGATGAAATGCGGGGGCAGGCACTATTACAATTGTCGCACATGGGCTTACAATTTGAAGTATCACGATCGAATAATCCTTTCGCATATTTTACCGCAGTTCTCACAAACAGTTTTACAAGAGTGCTAAATACTGAGAAGAACAATCAGAATTTGAGAGACAACTTACTAGAATCATTTGGACAGATGCCGTCATTTACACGACAGCTGAAGTACGAAGAAGAAGCAAGACAAGCAAGAGAAGAAGCACAAGACAATATAAACTAAAGGGATTTTATGACTGATCAACTTTTTGAAAAGGTGGCCGCTTTTAGCGACATACATTTCGGTTACAGGAACAACTCACGAATACATAATAACGATTGTGAAACATTTGTTAAATGGTTTATAGAACAGGCTAAGGAAAGAGGTGCGGAAACCTGCATCTTTTTAGGTGATTGGCATCATCACAGAGCAGGGGTAAATGTTTCCACTTTAAATTACACTGTCAGCTCATTAAAAATGTTGAGTGAGGCATTCGACACTGTCTATTTTATTACGGGGAATCACGATCTATTTTATCGTGAGAAGCGTGAGATCCATTCTATACCAATGGGTGGATTATTTGACAATATCGTCATGGTGGACGAGCCTCTAGTACAAGACGATGTTGCGATTGTGCCGTGGCTTGTGGACGGTGAATATAAGAAAATTACAAAATTAAAAACGAAATATACCTTTGGCCACTTTGAAATACCTGGCTTCAGATTAAACGCAAACATTGAGATGCCGGACCACGGTGGGCTCAAGCGTGGCATGTTTAAGAATCAGGATTATGTCTTTTCGGGCCACTTTCACTGTCGACAACAGGCAAACAATGTCCACTACATTGGTAACCCATTTGGGCATAATTTTGCTGACGCTTGGGATTTTAAGCGTGGGGCTATGTTCCTCGAGTGGGGTGGTGAGCCAGAATATGTCGATTGGGAGGCTGGTCCGAAGTATGTGAAGGTTGATCTATCTGTTCTAGTGGAGAATCATGAAAAGTATCTTTTGGACAATGCCTACGTCAAAGTCGGCATCGATTTACAGATATCCTACGAAGAAGTGAATTACATGAAAGAGTTATTTACGGACCAATATAATATCCGTGAACTCAAAATGGTACCACTGAAGAATGAAGAACACATAAATGAAAGCGCGGGGGAGATAACTTTCGAAACTGTGGACGAAATAGTAATTGACCAGTTATCAACGATAACATCGGATCAATACGATTTACAAAAATTAATATCACTATACAATAACTTAGAAGGGTAGTATGCTAAAATTTAAGATTTTGACGATGAAGAATTTCATGTCTATTGGGAATTTAACACAGACAGTAAATCTAGATACACAGGATTTAAATTTGGTGCTGGGGGAGAATTTGGATCTCGGAGGGGACGATAATCGTAATGGTGTCGGCAAATCCACAATCTTAAATTCACTGTCATATGTTTTGTATGATGCAGCATTGACAAAGATTAGGAAAGACAATCTTGTAAATAAAACTAACGGTCGTGAAATGTACGTCACTTTAGATTTTGAACAGGATGGTACGTCATATCGCATTGAGCGTGGGCGGAAAAAGAATATACTTAAATTCTTTATCAATAATAACGAACTTGTACCGGATGATTCGGATGAGGCGCAGGGCGATAGCCGTGTGACTCAGAAGGCGATAGAGGATGTGGTCGGGTTGAGCCACACGATGTTTAAGAATATTGTTGGGTTGAATACTTACTCCGAGCCTTTCCTTTCGATGAAGGCTGCGGATCAGCGTGAGATCATTGAGCAGTTGCTTGGTATCACTAAATTATCAGAAAAGGCNGAAGTTNTAAANGTATTATTAAAGAATACTAAAGACGATATTAAGGAAGAAGAATATAGCATCAAGGCAATTAATGATGCAAATGGCACAATTGAAAAGAATATTAAGTCACTGGAGATAAAATCTAAGGCTTGGGAAAAGACCCACACGACAGATGTTAACGATACTGCCAACGCATTGGAAGAATTGGATCAATTGGATATTGACAAAGAAATTGAAACACATGGTATCAATGATATCATTACGGAAACTACAAGAAAATACAACGAATACGAAAAGGATATAAAAGGTTTCAATCGTGAGATTAAATTATATAATAAATCCATAGCAACATACGAAACACAGGCAAAGATTACACATGATAATAATTGTCCTACGTGTGGTTCGGATATGGACGCAGATAAACATAAGGAGGTTCAAGATAAGATCATGAGTGATCTATCGGAAGCTTCTGGTAAATTGGAAGAAAAAGAAACGAAATTGGCAGAAGTTCAGGTTAAGCAGGATGCCGTCTCGATACCGACAAGTCCAGCTCCAGCTTTTTACGATACTGTCGACGAAGCATATACCCATAGATCACGCATCGAATCGCTTACAGCACACCTTAATACACTGGTTGCTAGTAATAATCCGTATGTTGAACAGATAGAATCTTTACAGAATGATGGGTTACAGGAAGTTGATTACACTACAATGAACGAATTAGTTTCGTTGCGAGATCATCAGGATTTCCTACTTAAACTATTAATAAACAAGGATTCTTTTATAAGAAAACGTATCATTGATCAGAATCTAAGCTATTTAAATAACCGTTTAGACTACTATCTTGTACGCATTGGCCTACCCCATGAGGTAAGTTTTTTGTCGGATTTGACCGTAGAAATAACAGAACATGGTAGGGATTTGGACTTTGATAACCTGTCAAGAGGCGAAAGAACACGTCTTATTTTATCACTTTCGTGGGCATTTAGAGATGTATATGAGTCACTAAACGACCGTATAAACCTACTGTTTATTGACGAATTAATGGATAATGGACTTGATACTTCCGGCGTAGAAAGCAGTCTAGGTGTGTTAAAACACATTGCTAGGGAATTTCACAAAAGTATATTCCTTATATCGCATCGCGAAGAATTGATTGGTCGTGTTGATAATATTGTAAAAGTCATTAAAGAAGGCGGCTACACCACTATAGAAAATTATGAGGAATAGGTTGACATAGCCACTTTTATTTGTTATAATATTCTTAATAACTTAAAAAAGGATATGGAAATGAAACTTAAAATGAAAGGAAGGAACGTAACTGAAATTTATGTAAATGATATATTGTATAAACTATCATCGATTGAAGATCAGAAACGATTATATGACAATACTTTTAATTTTATACAATCGCAGTTAAACGACCACACTTTGCTTGACGAAACGCTAGAACCGAAATCACTAACTGATGATTTTATTTCTGTACCGATAAGGAAGAATAATCCGTATTATATACACAAGAGTGCTGTTCCTGCAGGTTGGAACAATAAAAGCGGATTAAGAGCATTAATTAAAATTGCATTAATCGATAGCTATTACACATCAGTTAAAAACGACAATCGCACAACACATAATTTAAGTCAAACAGTTTATGTAATGGACAAACAAGAACACAGAGTACATAGAGTACACAATGGTTCGAAATTAGATATTAATTTAGTCGATAGACTAGACACGTTTTCTTGCATGATAGAAAACAATAAAGTAAGAAAGCAGAGTACACCCCAAGGAGTTGCAGCATATCAAAATTCACCATATAGAAAGATTACGGTATCTAAAAACGGAAAGGCAAAGCGCAAAGGCTTTCGAAAAAATAATATGGAATTATTACGTGCTATACAGTATGGTCCTGCTAACACTAATAAGAAACTTCGTTGTAATAAAAATGGTTTAATAATTGAAAACTCTGGAGAATTATGCACACGCACCGGAAAGATGTTGTACGCTACAGATATACAAATACATCATTGTTATTACATTAGCGATACATCAGTTTTTAAAACGGGGGCACCGTCGTATTACTTAAATAGTAGCTTTTTTCAGAACTGGAAAGCTGATAGGATTAATGAATTTTTAGGATGTATTAGTTTATGCACTGGCGAACATAGTATGCATCATAAAAGATTTCCAGACGATGACATTCGATCGTGGTTAGATAGATATGACCAAAACATTGTAGATGATATACCATATGCATGGAAAGACGAAGCAAGTTATAATATACTTATAGATTGGATTATTAAAAATGTCAAATCATATACTGTTAGTGATGCATTATCATATGCTGATTTTATTAAATTGCATAGTTTTAAAGATACTGATATATTGCGTGAAAATGCTTGTGTCGAAACAGCAAGAAAAGAAACTATTGCCATACGTGAAAAGATCTTAGCAGGATGTTAAAATAGGTATTTCTTTTCCCACAGTGTTCTATCTTCTTTTAAGGCTCTTTTGTTAAGGAGCCTTTTTTGTTGGATTTTGGAAATGCTGTGCTTGGCTTCGTTGGGGGTCTCGTCTTTCAGTTTAAACCTCATGTTCCCCACCATCCCGTTATAGAATGCAGGGTCACCGTTTGGCAGGGTTGCTCGTAACACGTCTTCGGCCATTTGCATTTCTACTTCGCGATAATGTAGTGCTGCTTTCGATTCGTGTAAAGATTCAATCAGGAACGTAAAATTTTCTTTTCCTTTTGCTTCGATTTCTGCATTTAACCATTTGCTCGAACCTGTGTATTTCTTCCAGTCGCTTTCTTTTTGGACACGTTTTCTGTTCTTGCGGCCTTTCACTTTGACACGGCGGTTTGACACTGTGACTTTTTTCCCAATGTATTGCATTCCGTTGGTATTATCTATTATTCTGTACACAAAACCGACCCATTCCATTGGATCGAATTCGTGTGGATATTCCCAGTGTCCTTTGTCCATAACAGTATTTATGTGAAAAAATGGAGAGATCACTTTGAGAGTGAAAATATGCAGTGGGGGTGATATATATTAGTAACAAACCGCAGAAACTATATGTTAAAAATTACGGTTGACAAGACAGCAACTATGTAGTATAATAGTTAGACATAAAAGGATTACCGGTTTTATTGTTTCCGGCAAACAAAAAATTACTCTGGGTCTCAACATAACGTATTAAGTAGCAATATTCAAGGATGAATCCTTGCCACTGAGGTGCCTTCTAGGTTCCGGATCTTGGTCGCTACCTGTGATATGGAAAACGTCACAGTAACAAAATTTTTAACTTTTCTTTGTCGAAGTGATTCGCTGGAGGTGCCAGAATAGATGCGCCAAATTCATTGCCAGGAAGTGAGTAGACAATAATGGATTGTGCTCTGTAAAACAGATACAACACAGGCCCGTAACATTTCTCTCGCATTGGATGTTACCGGTTGCGGCATGATACGGAAACGTATCCGAATACACGAATGGGAAGATGGTGCCCGCCCAGCGATTTATACAAGCGTTAGTATAGCAGTAGTGGTAGCGAGAATGGTGATGCCTTTATCAAGACCATATTTTTTTATTCGCCCTTCGGGGCGAAGCTATGGCTCAGTCGTTATCAAGTATAGAATTAAAAGATCTCTTTTCTAATAAATTAATCGATTGTATGAGAATGAAAGCGGAAGCTGAATGAAAAGACAAGAAGATTATAGTCCTTTAGGACTGATTAGTATTAATATAATTAATCGCTTTTAGATATAATGGATAGTTGTGAGTTAAATAATCAATTCTTTTCGATATAATGCAAGTTAGCCTTTCCTAGTTGGCTTAAGGAAAAATAAGTCAAAAAAAAGCACTCCGAAGAGTGCTTACCTCTGGGTGGAGGATGGTCATTTCCAATCTCTTCGATTGTATAATCTTTTAATATTCTTGTTAAGATTTTCATCTTCTAGCGAGTTAATGAAATCGTTATCAACCTTAAGATCGATAGCAACAATATTATCACCGACAGATTTAAACGTAACAAGGCCACTGAATTTCTTAAATGCCGTAGTAACAAATGCACCAATACGTAGTTCTAACGATCCACGAATGTCATCTTCTGCGATGAGTGTTTTAGGATCGTAGTGTTTAAGCCACTTAATTTCACCTTTGTTAATTGCCGCTACAGTTGACAAAGAATCTCCTGTTAAATTAACTGTATAAATGTCACCTACATAATCTTCGATATTGAATGCAGTATGTTTGCAAGTGTGTATATCATCTGCAAAAGGACTCCAATCGACCTGTTGAAAATCAAATAGCACAGATGTTTGCTGTACTCGATTGTATTTTGTGTATGTGGTCCACGCCTCTTTGTTAGCAGTTGGACATTTATCTTTTAATATATCTTCTATCGTTGTCATAATTTATTCACCTAATAATTCCGGTGCTCCACTCTCTTGTCTTTTGTATTTACTAATACGTTTTGCAACTCGCTCTCTTTGTTGCTGACACATACCCCAAGCATCATTCCATGCTATCCTTGCAAAATAAACTAAATCAATTATCTCATCTTCTATACGTAACTGATCAGTTTTTAATTCTTTGATATAATTTACTATATCCTGGGGGTCTGAATTTACAAGGATTCTATAAAAAACGTAGCAGGATTGAAATCAATCGGCACGTCCCACTTATGCCCACAATGTTCGCATGTGGCGTTAAAATCTTTCTTAATCCCGATATTATTAATTCGTTCTAATTCGTCCTGAATCTTTTTAACATCATTTCTATTAATATTTTTGATAAAATCATTAATATGTTTTTGGTTAGTTACGTCGATGCTATCTTCTTCACTCTCGCCTTCTTTTATAATCCGCATAACACATTTTGCTACTAATTTAAAATTTAATTCCGAAAGTACATCAACAGAATCACCTAACAATTTTAATTTCTGTTCTTCATTGAAGCCAGGATTCTCAATATTTTTAATAGCATTGTTCTGTTCGAAGGATTTTTTAATTGAAATCATACTATTTTCGAAATTGTACGGACGTATAAAAGCAGTAAGCCCGTTGTTTAAATTAACAGGATAGCTATCGTCTAAATAATCAGTTCTAGATAGTGTATTTTCCATAGATAGTGCAAATGTATTTTCTTTTTCACATTCCGGACATTCGCTAATAATATCTAATTCGTCGCCGAACGATGCATGTCTTATTGCAACAACCAAAGTATCGATATCGTTTGTTAGTAACTTGTCGACATCTTTAACAGATGGCACACACGATTTTATAACATCTTTGATCGCCTTACCGTTTAACAGAGCATCTGGATTTTTAAATAAAACCTCATCAGCCGCCGTCATAGATCTAATACCCACTTCACCGTCGTCTGTCAAATCAATAATATCTTTTTCGTAAAAATTCCCACCGGACGGCAATTTTACGTACATTTTTTCCGTTCTGTAAAATTGCTGTAATGGATTAACTTCTTTATTCATAATTATAATACCTTTTAATCTTTATGATAAATACATTTAATAACGTATTTACTGTAAAGTATTTATCAGAGTATTTAATGGAGATTATTTAAAAGTGGCAGATGCATTCGATGACGCAGCCTTAGCAGAATTAACAAAGCTAAACGAGACAATGGCACAATTTGTTAAAACTGTGTCTGGTGGTAAAACAACCGGCATAGGTTCTAGTAATGATAAAAAATTATCAAAAGAAGATAAAGCAATTAGAGATGCCTTGAAGAAACGTGTCGACCTCGAAATAATAGTTATAAAAGAAGATCAGAAAAAAATAAAACAAGCAAAAGAAATTAATAAATTATCAGCAGAATCTATAGATCTAAGAAAAGACTTAACAAAAGCAGAAAAAGATCACATAAAAGAACACGGTTCCTTAATGAAACAAGCTGGTTTAGGTATGGTAGAATTACCTGGCAAAATTGGCAAAAGTATATCTAGCAAATTTTCTAAAAGTTTAGGACCAGCAAGCGGAGCGTTTGATGCCCTGGCAGCAACATCACCAAAAGCAGCAATTGGCATAGCATCACTGGGTGTAGTGGCAGGCGCAGCCTATGGGAAACTAATGAATATGATTGATACATTTGGTGATGTTTCGAAATCAGGTGTACGCATGGAAGGCGGCATAGGCGGCACAATACAAGCATCTGCTAACTTAAATATGTCACTGAGCAAGTTTGCCGAAATGACAACACAATACACCAGAACAATGAATAAAGTAGGTATTAAGGGATTTACAAAAACAGTATCAACAATGTCCACAGGAATGCGACAGTTCGGATATACCACTAGTGAATCTGCAGAATTCCTAGCAGGATATTTAGAAACACAAAGAATGCAAGGTGTACTTGGCCAGCAATCAGAAGCACAACGTGCCAGTTCTGCTAAAGAATTAATGAAGCAGACAGATGAGTTATCAGTTGCCTTCGGTACATCAAAAGATGAAATATTAAGTGGTCTTAATAAAGCGTACGATGACCCACAGATAAAAGCGACCCTGAGAAGCCTGCCACAAGAAGCCCAAAAAGCCTTTAGAAAATCACAAGTATTCTTAAATGCAGCAAGCCCAGCACTAGCGTCGAGCGTTGCAGAAATGGTTGGCTCAGCAGTGCCTACAATGACAAGCTCATTTCAAACAGCAGTCCAAGCAGGTGTACCGGGTGTCGCCACAGCAATGCAAGAATACGCACAAAAAATTAAAGACGGCACAGAGACAGAAGCAGACCGCAGAAAAATGTTACAAAAAATGGCCCATGCAGATGTCGGCATATTAAGAATACAAGCAGCAGCAGGTAACGCAAGTGCCCAAGCAATGTTGTCGCAGGTAATGGCTGCTAAAGAAGCAGAAGAACAATATGCCACTGAAACTCCGGCAGAAGCAAAAAAACGCCGATTAGATCAAGAAACAGCAGCAGCAGTTAAAACAGTAAGAGAACAGTTTGCAGTGTTTGGTGATAAAGTTATGGCAGGATTGTTAGTTGCTTTTCCAGGTGGAGTAGAAAATCTTACTAAAAAGATAGGTTTATTAGCAACGTGGGTTGGAGAAAAATTAATTCCCGGGATTATAGATTTTGCAAAATGGATTGGTTCTGCAATTAGTTATATGTCGAGAATGCCATGGGGACTAATTGCGTCAAGCCTTACTCTGTTAGGCGGTGCAAAACTACTTAGCATGATAGGTGGAACAAAAAGTATTAATGCAGGAATAGTTAATGTATTTGGTAAAAGTATGGGCAAAGGCAGTAAAGGCAGTAAAGGCAGTAAAGGCGGCAAAGGCAAGGTTAGATATGATGAAAAAGCAAGAAGATACCGTGGTGCAAATGGGCAGTTTACAAAAACCACCAAAGGTGCTAAATTGTTACAAAGTGCAAAGACGAGCAAAGCTGGTGGCGTACTGGGTAGCTTAATGAGCAAAATAGGAATGGGATTAGATGCAGCAGGTAAAGGCGGCTCGACATTAACAAGTAAACTAGCAAAAATAAGCGGCAAATTTCCCGGAGTAACAGCAATAATGGGTGCTTACGGAGCAATAACTGGAGGAATTACTGCATTCACAGATGAATTGGCTGTCTCTGGAGACGGGATAGCAGCAAGTCTATCAGGAGCAATCGGTGCATCGTCTGGTATGTTTGATAGTGTTATAGGAGGTACATTAGAATTAGGTGACATGATAACAAACGGAGCATTATCTCTAGCCGGCATAGACGCAAAAATAGACACAAAAGGTCTATACGACACTACTTCAGATTACATAAGCAGAGGCTTCGGAATGATGGGAAGTTGGCTCGGCGGTATTGCAAGCAGTATCGGTGGCTTTAACGATTTCGATCCAAACGCCCCCGCAACCCAAATGCCAAAGGGAAGAAAAAGCAAAGCATTACTAGGCAAATACGGAAACGAAGAAATCCCACTACCACCTGCCCCCGAACAAGAAAATACACATAATAATTCAACAAATACAAATGACGATGTTGTTAAAGTGTTGAGCAAAGTAGTAGATAAATTAGACATAGCAAACGAACAGAGAGAAGTAGCTAAAATAGACACTGCCACCCAGACAAAAATATTAAATAAGGTAAAAAACGCCACATTAATGTCCGGCGAATCGTACAATCAACCAGGATAACACCACTCCCCACCACAAAAATACAATCATCGTGATAAATAAAGCAAGTACAGAATAAAAGGATAATATCACAATGTCATGGAAAAAGTATTTTCGTCCAGTAGCAAACGTAACATACGGCACAACACCACAGCACAATTCGTCGTCTGCCTCAGTTTCGAATTTTAGTAATTGGCTACCTGAAGTATATCAAGGACCCCCGAACAGAATTCAACGCTATATACAATACGAGCAGATGGACCTTGATCACGAAATTAATGCGGCACTTGACACACTGTCAGAATTTTCCACTCAACAAGACGAACGCACCGGTGTACCATTCCAAATAAAATGGAAAGGCGAACCAAGTCCAAGTGAAACAAAAGTGCTTGAGAACGTGATGAAACAGTGGTGTTATTTAAATGAATTCCCAAAGCGTATATTTCGTATATTCCGCTCATCACTAATTTACGGCGACCAATTTTTCATACGTGATCCGGAGACATTTAAATTAATTTGGATCGATCCAAGCGCAGTTGAAAAAGTAATTGTAAATGAATCGAAAGGAAAAGAAATTGAAATATATTTTGTAAATGATTTAGATTTAAATTTACAACAATCGGTCGCAACGAATATGTCCAGACGGGGAGGAAACATGGCAAATACTGTATTTCCGAATTCCCAACCAGGATCGGCAAATTACACGACAGCCAATGCTACCCCAAATATTTCAAGTGGAGGAGCATTTAACAGCGGTTCGGAATCAATACCAGTCGATGCAAGCCACGTAGTGCAAATATCCTTAACAGAAGGAATGGATAGTGCATGGCCTTTCGGTGTTAGTATCCTTGAGCCAATATTTAAAGTATATAAGCAAAAAGAATTACTTGAAGATTCTGTTTTAATTTACAGAATACACAGAGCACCTGAGCGCAGAGTATTTAAAATTGATGTAGGAACAATGCCACCAAACAAAGCACAACAATATTTAGAACGTGTTAAGTACGAAGTACAACAAAAACGCATTCCAAGTAGAACAGGCGGTGGCGCAAGCATTGTAGATAGTAGTTATAATCCAATGTCCATGCTAGAAGATTATTACTTTGCCCAAACAGCAGATGGTAGAGGTAGTGATGTACAGACATTGCCCGGCGGTGAAAACATGGGTGAAATTGATGACCTGAGATACTTTAATAATAAAATGATGCGAGCATTAGGCGTACCTAGTTCATACTTACCAACAGGACCGGAAGACGGTTCTGCAAGTTACAACGATGGCAGAGTAGGTACAGCATTTATACAAGAATTTAGATTTAGTAAAACCTGTCAAAGACACCAAAATAAAATCATCGAGCCACTAGATAACGAATTTAAATTATACCTAAAGAAGAAAGGGTATGATGGAATTCCAAGTTCAATGTTTGAACTTAGATTCACAGAACCACAGAACTTTAGTAAGTATAGACAAATAGAATTAGACGGTTCGCAGCTAACGAACTTCAGTTCTATCAGCGAAGCATCGTATGTTTCTAAACAATTTGCACTGAAAAAGTATTTAGGCTGGACACAAGAAGAAATTATNGAAAATGAAAAACTTTGGAAGCAAGAAAATCNAGAAAAAAATCCAGNCAATCAAACAGACGACGAATTAGGTGTTGGCTCTAGCATGGGCGAAGTGGGCCTAGGTGGTGGTTCCGACGATTTCGATATGGGCGAAGGTGGCGATGACGATTTCGACGTTGACAGTGCAGATGATACAATTGATATGGAAGGTTCGGGCGATGTAGCCCCTGGACCAGATTTAGGAGAAGAATAATTATGCGAGCCCGCGACACCCTTTTTGAATTTTATGACGAACAATCTAAAGTAGACGTAGAAAACGGCTACTTATCATCAGCAGATGACGACGAATTAGATCAAATGAAACGTGACACAACTAGACGACCACGATTAACGTTACGCCACTTAAATAAATTACGTCATTTACGTAAAGCAAAACGACAAGAACAAATAGGCCACATGCAAGACGTAGCAAGAATGTATGGACCTAAGGCAGAAGAATAATTTATCTTTTTTATTACAAAAGATAAAACTGCTTAAAAATTTTCTTTCCCTAGAGCTAAATATTCGTATATAATCCAAAAAGGCCTCCTTTTGGCCTCTTTCCGTACCTATCACCGCCTAATTAGTTAAATACAAATAGAATAAATACATTCATGAAATAAATAACTATTAATAGGAGATTTACCAAATGTCAAAGAAACTAGAGCAGGTATTAGAATGCCTGATTAACGAAGAAAGTGATCGTGCTAGTGAACTACTTCACGATGTCATCGTTGAAAAGGCCCGTGTTATATACCAGGACCTAGTTAACGAAGAAGATGACGTAGACCTAGACGAAGAAGAAGATTGTACTGAAGAAGAAGATACAATTGAAGAAGGGTTTTACGCAGAAGACGAAAGCGAAGACGAAGATTACGACGCTATGGGCGGAGACGAAAGCGATGATTTTGCTGACGATATCGAAGCTGATTTAGATACAGACGAAGAAGACGAATTTGGCGCTGAAGAAGCACCAGAAGAAGAAGAAGTTGAAGATCGTGTCGAAGACTTAGAAGCAGCTTTAGCTGATTTACGTGCAGAATTTGATTCATTAATGGGCGGAGAAGAAGCAAGCGATCCAGAACAAGGCGAATTTGATTTTGGCGACGAAGAAAGCGATCCAGAACAAGGCGAATTTGATTTTGGCGACGAAGAAAGCGATCCAGAAATGGAAGAATCTGTATACGAAGGTATCCAAGATACAGTAGCTGAGCCAAGCAACACTGAAGATGCAGGTGACAAGAAGTCAATGTATACTAAGGCTCCAAGCAAAAAATTAGACGGTGCTGACCCAATCAAAGGCGATACTAGCGAAGAAGCTGGTTGTAAAGCAGATGAAGGCAAAGATGAAACACCAACAGACAACGTTGACGTTGACCACAAAGCAGCACCAGAAGGCGCAGCAAAGAAAGAAGGTCAAACAGATTCGGACGCAATATTTACTAAAGAAGTGAAGTAACATGCGTCAGTTATACGAATATATGTCGTTCGATAAAGCTCACGCTTTAGTCGAATCTATTGAAGAGAATGGAGAGCAAAGTACTTATATGAATGGTATTTTCATCCAAGCTGAGCAACAGAATCAAAACGAACGAGTATATCCACTGAGAGAAATCGCAACAGCCGTTAATAATATTAATGAAAAGATTAAAGGCGGCTTTTCCGTATTAGGTGAACTTGATCATCCTGAAGAATTAACAATTAACTTAGACCGAGCATCACACATGATTACAGATATGTGGATGGACGGGAATGACGGTTACGGTAAACTAAAGATTTTACCGACCCCAATGGGCAAAATAGCAGAAACTATGTTAAAGTCCGGTGTTAAGTTAGGTGTTAGCTCTAGAGGATCGGGCAATGTTAGCGACAATGGCGAAGTCAGCGACTTTGATATTGTCACCGTTGATATTGTTGCTCAACCAAGTGCACCGAATGCCTACCCAAAGGCAATTTACGAAAGTTTATTTAATATGCGTGGGGGACAACAGATACACGAAATAGCGAAAGCTGCTTCACAGAAAGATCCTATAGCAGAACGATATATACAACAGGAAGTCATTAGCTTTATAAATGACTTGAAAATCTAGGAGAATTGTAATGACAACTAAGTTTGATACAATATTGAGCGAGAGCAACTTTAGCGATAAAGATAAAACTCTTATTCAAGAAGCCTGGGACACTAAACTAAACGAAGCTAAAGAAGAAATGGCAAGTGAGTTACGTGAAGAATTTGCATCACGTTTCGAACATGACAAAGGCGTTTTAGTTGAGTCAATGGATAGTTTTTTATCAGATAAAGTAACTGCTGAATTAAGCGAGTTTGCTGCTGATAGAGAAAAACTTATTGCTGAACGTGTTCAGTACAAAACAAATGTTAAAGAACATACCCAAATGTTAAATAAATTTATTATGGAAGCCGTAGCTAAAGAAGTTAAGGAATTACGTGATGATAAAGTTGGCATGAAGGAAAATGTTACTAAACTTGAAAACTTTGTATTGCAACAACTAGCTGAAGAAATCAAAGATTTCCACGCTGACAAGAAGACACTTGTTGAACAACGAGTTAAACTTGTTAAAGAAGGCAAAGCCCAACTTCAAGAAGCGAAAAAAGCGTTCATTAAACGTGCTGCTAAGGTAACTGAAAGCACAATTAATAAAGGTTTACGCTCAGAATTAACACAATTAAAAGAAGACATTACGTCAGCACGTGAAAACGAGTTCGGTCGTAAATTATTCGAAACATTCAGAACAGAATTTTTATCTTCACACTTAAACGAAGGAACAGAAGTTGCTAAGATTAAGAAAGAATTAGAAGATATCAAAACTGTAAATGAATCGTTACAGACACAGGTATCCGAAAAGCAAAAAATAGTCGAATCTTCAGAGATAAAACTTAAAGCTTCAAAAGATATGTCTGCAAGAAAAGAAATGATGTCAGAATTACTAAGCCCACTCGCAAGAGATCAGCGTAGTATAATGGCAGATTTGTTGGAATCAGTACACACTAATAAGCTGAAGACAACATTTGATAAGTACCTACCATCAGTCCTAAACGAAACTGTAAAAGAAGCTAAAGAAGAGAAATCAACTTTAACAGAAAACAGAAAAGTTAAGACAGGTGATAAGAAAATAACGGGCTCAGCCCAACAACAATCTGAAGTTGTAGATTTAGCTAAAATGAAAAAATTAGCTGGACTATAATTTTAATTTAAATATAATAAAGGAGTTCATGAAAATGACTAAACTATTTGAAAGTAATTGGGCAAACACTAAAGACGCACTATTAGAAGGTCTTAGTGGAGCTCGTCGTCAATCACTTGACGTTGTGTTTGAAAACACAAAAAAGCAAATGATCTCAGAGAGTGCAACAACAGGTGCAACTCAAGCTGGTAACGTTGCTTCAATTAACAAGGTAATGCTTCCTCTAATCAGACGTGTAATGCCTACAGTTATTGCAAACGAAATCATGGGTGTTCAGCCTATGACAGGTCCAGTAGGACAGATCCACACACTACGTACACGTTATGCAGACAATGCAGACGGCGTAACAGCTGGAACTGAAGCACTTAGCCCATTTGATATTGCTAAAGCATATTCTGGTAATGACGTTGCAGCTACACCAGCAGCAGCATCTACAGCAGGACTTGAAGGACTACCTGGTAACAGAATGTCAATTCAAATCTTGAAAGAAACTGTTGAAGCTAAATCACGTAAGCTATCTGCACGTTGGACTTTTGAAGCAGCACAAGACGCTAATGCAGTACACGGCATTGACATCGAAGCTGAAATCATGCAAGCACTTGCACAAGAAATTACAGTTGAAATTGACCAAGAAATGCTTAACAACTTACGTGGCCTTTCAGGCGCAGCACCAGTAACATACGACCAAGCGGCAGTATCTGGTACAGCAACATACGTAGGTGACGAACATGCAGCATTGGCTATCATGATCAACCAACAGTCTAACTTAGTAGCAGCACGTACAAGACGTGGCGCAGCTAACTGGGCAGTTGTTTCACCAAACGCATTGACAATTCTACAGTCTGCAACAACTTCAAGTTTTGCACGTACTACAGAAGGTCAATTCGAAGCACCTACTAACACTAAGTTAGCTGGTACTTTAAACAACACTATGAAAGTATTTGTTGACCAATATGCATCTGACGCAGAAGCAGTTCTACTTGGTTACAAAGGTTCTACTGAAACTGACGCAGCAGCGTTTTATTGCCCATACATTCCATTGATGAGCACAGGACCAGTTATGGATCCAACAACTTTCGAGCCAGTGGTATCATTTATGACTCGATATGGATATGTGGAACTCAGCAACACAGCAAACAGCTTAGGAAACGCAGCTGATTACTTGAGCAAAGTTGGCATTGATAACACAACTTTAACTTTCTTTTAATAAATACTTTAAAAGAATTACAAGTATTAAAAAGCAGCTTTCGAGCTGCTTTTTTTTGACCACGTTTGATAGTTCGAAGTAACTGTAATAGATAAATAATTATATGAACTATAATAAACACTACAACACATTAATAGAAAGAGCAAAGAATAGACTACTCGAAGGCTATTGCGAAAAGCATCACATAATACCTAAATGTATGGGTGGATCGGATGACACAGATAATTTAGTTGCGTTAACACCCGAAGAACACTATGTTGCACATCAATTACTTGTTAAAATATACCCAAATAACCCTAAGTTAATCTATGCAGCAAATATGATGACAGTTGCTAACCCAAATCAACCCAATCGAAATAACAAAAAATACGGATGGATCAAACGAAAAGTTTCTGAAGCAAGTAAAACTAGAATAATATCTGATGAAACTAGAGCAAAAATATCAGCATCGAAACTAGGAAAGAAACGAGGCCCACTCTCAGACGAACAAAAAGCTAAAATGAGTAAAGCACTAAAGGGCAAAAAACGCACTAAAGAGCACAATCGAAAAATCGGAAAGAGTGGCAAAGGAGTAAAACACATAGGAAAAGGACCTGGTGGTAAAATATTACGAAAGCCGATGACACAAGAAACAAAAGATAAGATATCAGCAAAAGCTAAAGGACGAAAATTATCAGAAGAACATAAGGCAGCAATTGCCGCAGGTCAACTAGGAAAAAAACGACCAAGAAAAATCAAATGATCTGTGGGTGGAATGATTTAACGTAAGAATTGATAAAAAAGAGGGCAATTAAAAATCCTATGGCCACTATTAAAAATGGATTAACAAATGCACCGAACGCACTCACAGCCCATCCCATTCCGAAAATATATATAATTGCTGCCACCATTCCTTTGATTATTGAATTAGTCGATATACCTAATATAATACCTGATATAAAAATTAACGTGTCCATTGTAGTACTCCTTTTGCTTTACTGTTACTATTATTTACCGATCGCACACAGCAAAAACCAACCTATCCACTGTGAACTAGTTCACACTTTACACCATTAAAAAATGTGATGATTCAGATAAATATGTTTAAATAAGAATGGGATTTCATAATGTCAAAAAATATAAAAATACAAGGCACAGATTATAATATTAAATCGACATCCGGTGACGTCGAATTTAAATTGTTCGGTAACGCAGTTGTCGACGGAAATTTAACAGTCGATGGAACAACAACCACTGTTAATTCGGAAACGTTAACAATTGCAGATAACCTAATTACGCTAAACAGTAATGTCACAGCATCTCCGATTGAAGACGCAGGCATAGAAATCGAAAGAGGAACAGCACCGAACGTAAAAATACAATGGAACGAAACAAGCGATCAGTGGGAATCTACTAGCGACGGAACTAATTATTTTAAAATATTAACTACAGCTAACACAGGATCCGGTTCGGGTCTCGATGCAGACACATTAGATAACTACGACAGCGCAGAATTTGCAGTAAGAGCAGAAGCAGAATTAATAACAGGCCGCTACACATTTAATGAAAGCGGAACAGATGTGTATAATACATCCCCCAATAACGATACTATTGTAAATATAGATGGAACAACAACTACAAATTTAAGTTACAAATTAGGCGGCTTTACAAGAATTGATAACAACCTGTCGTCGACTGATTTTTCACTAAGCAGATACGATGGCGCAGGAGCACTATTAGACACGCCGCTGAATATTAATTTAGCAGATGGCACAATAGATTTAGTTAGTGCTACACTGTTACAAATTGATACACCACTAATAAAAGGTGCAGATGGGCAAGATTTAATAATTGACTCAGGCACAGCCACAGTACTAAACGCAGATGGACAAAATTTAATACTGAGAGGCGGACTTGGCAACGGCACAGGTTCACGAGGTAGTATAGTACTAGGTGATCCATTGTCCCCACAGAGTGTTTTAGATTCTCCATCCCAGCTGATAGTATCTACACAGTCCGGAACAATATCCCTTAACCCACAGACAAATGTTGTAATGTCGGGTATAAATTATCCAACAACAGACGGTAATATCCGCGACGTATTAACAACAGATGGAGCAAATAACTTTACAATGGCTCCGTTGAACTTTACTACATTGTTGACAAATCCAGACAGTTTATCCACTGCAAACTTTATTATAAAAATGAACGCCGCTGCCACAGCATGGGAATATGTTGTAGACTTTAGAAACGTAGTAGAAGATACAGCACCGAAGTTAGGCGGTGATTTAAATACTAAAAACTTTGAAATCACTTCAGAGCTTGGACAAGATATTAAAATTAATCCAAACGGAATAGGTAGTGTAGTTTTTGGCGGCACAGGCGAAGGCAGCATAAATGTAAAATCACCAATAGGTGTAGAAATGCAAGTTGTGTCAGGTGCTAACACCGGTGCAACAGATGGTGAAAATTTAATAATAGGTGGCGGATCGTCCGACACAGGCAATGATGGTGTCGTTATATTAGGGCAAGCATCGGCAAGCGAAGCGATTTTGCAAGCACAAACAGCTACCGATATGCATTTAAAAGTAGATGCAGGTAACAATGTTATATTTGGCTCAACAAGTGCAGTCACAGGTGCCTTAATAGGACCACAAGGCGGCGACTTAACAGTTAGTGGTGGCGAAGGCATAGCAGTTGCAGAAGATGGAGGAGATTTAATATTACGTGGAGGAATATCAGCACTAGCAAACGATGGTGTTATTATATTTGATAGCCCTGTAGTGTTTACTTCACCAATACCTACGATAGGTGCAGTATATCCGTTGAACTTTTTCATTCCAGATTTATTAACAACAGGATTAAATCCGAATATTGTATTAGATAGCTTTGGCGTTACAGAAAATTCAACAATCCAGACAACAGGCCACGTAGGTTATGCAACCACAACGTCTACATTAAATACAACATATATACTTAAAAAAATAAGCGGCGGCACAGCAACAACAATAGGATCTGTTACTTTTAATTCAGGAACAAATAGTGCATCGATTATAAGCATAACTGACACAGGATTGATTGCAGGTGACGTAGTACAAGTTTTAAATCCGGCGACACCTGATATAACTATTGCAGATGTCACGATAACGTTGCGTACAATAACAGCATGATAAATACATAAAAGGGCAACAAAACAATTCAATATTACACAAAAAGTAATACATTATGATAAATACATAGTAAACAAAATATAACAGGAGAAATAGAACAATGGCATTAATAGTACCGGATTCAGCAGAAGGATTTATCTTAGGATATATTGTCGGAACTGACACACCAGAAGCTTTAACAATTCGTTTATTCGATAACAATTACACACCAACAGAAACAGACGTAGTAAGTGCTTACACTGAAGCTACAGGTTCAAACTATGCAGGTATTTCGTTAAATACACCAGCTAACTGGACTATCACTGATGGTGCACCTTCTTTAGCAGAACATATCCAAGTATCTTGGACATTCGATGCTAACGCAAGTCAGATTGGTAATGTTTATGGATATTACGTAACACGTGATACTTCAAACGATCTAGTTTGGGCAGAAAGATTTACAAACGGCCCTTACAACATCCAGACTCAAAACGACCAAATTAGAATTACACCACGTCTTACTGCTAACTAAGAAGGAGTAGATTATGTCTAAGGACTTTAAATCTACTGTTGACGACACATTAGCTCGTCAAGTTGCTAAGAAGCAGGCAGTCGTAGAAGAAAAGAAGAAAATCGCCAGAGAAAAGGAACAGGTTTCTAAAATCACTGAGCAATTTTCCGATACCTTCATGGTTGAAAAAATTACCTATAAGATCAAAGAGCAAATGGCAGAAGATTTCCGCCAGGAACTTGAAGAAGGTCTTGCAGTACAGATTGCAGAATCTGTGCGCCAAGAGATAACAGAATCGGTTCGTAAAGAACTTACTGTAGAACTTGATGAGCGGGTAATTGAATCAAACGAAAGCCTTATTAAAGTGATCAATACATTGGCAGAAAAGATGGAACGAATAAACGAAAGTTTAAATGTAGAAGTTCCAACTCCAATTGTTCACGTTAACATGCCTAAAATTACTAGGAAAGTTAACCGCAACGAAGACGGCACAGTCGATAGCATTACAGAAGAATTCGAAAAACGACAGCGAGGAATAGTAGACTGGCTGATAATACCCAGCTAAACGTAAACTCAACCCCAGGGGATATTATCGCCACAGATGATGTCGCTGGTGTTAAACATCAACGAGTTAAAGTTCAGTACGGACCTGATGGCGCAGCAACTGATGTTACTGCTACTACACCGTTACCAGTCACTACAGGTGATACAATTACTGTAGTCACAGCAGTCGACGACCCAGCAAGTACTGTAACAGCACCGATAGAAGCATACGGTGAATTAATTGGAGCACAAATTGATGTTAACGGATACGATTTATGGCGCGGTGGCGAATTAACACCGACTCCGACTAGTTTTAAAACAATTCCGTTACCTCCCGATGTTGGTGAACAAATGCAATTAGTTTCCGAAAGTGCTTCAGATACATCAACCGGTACAGGTGTCCGTACAGTACGCATAGATTATATTGATGCAGCAGGAAACGCACTAAGCGAAGACATAATACTAAATGGACAAACTTCGGTAAACACGGTAGCAACAAATATTCGGCATGTTAACAAAATGTATGCACTTACTACTGGTTCTAATTTAGCTCCTGTTGGTCATATTAAAATACATCAAACTGGCAGTAACACCGTAGTATACAACATGATTGCCGCCGGCGATAATAGTTCTAATTGTTCGCAATATATGGTACCGCTTGGTAAAACACTAATTTTAAAACACTGGCATGCTTCTCAAATAAGTAATACTCGTAGTTCGTATAGAATAAGATCAACAAGTCAAAATGGTGTGATAATACCACGTGTTTTTATATCAAAAGCCTCAGTTGGATTAAAAATAACTACATCCGGAACACTAGATTTAAACACAAGAATCCCCGAACTAGCTATAGTAAAAGTGACTGCTTTTATGGACCAAAACGGTGGTGAAGGATCTACTTCCTGGTACGGCGAATTAGTCGCAACACCATAAGGAGTGTAGGCGATGCCTTTACTACTCCCGTTAAGACTTAATCAAACCGACGAACAAGTCGACATAATATTTGGCGGTGACGCCGAATTCTTCCAACTATCTGGAAACGGGCACATATCGTTTAACGGCGAAGCAGTAACAGGCTTTACACAAAATTATAATCCGGAAGTAGTTGGTACAGAAGATATAACACTTGCAGGCGATACAGACGATGCAGGAATAACATATAACGTTAGCGAACCAACTACAGATTTCTTCGTAAGATTTTCTAGATCAGATACATCAA